ACGAAACGAAGTGGATTTAGGGGGGTGTCATTTCGCCAATTCGGGGCCTAAGCCCCTGTTTTCATTGGGGGCGACCCCCTCTGAAACGAAGCGAAATGGGTTTTTGAAAGAATAAAAAACGCTCAAATCCTGCGAGGCGGCGGCCCCGCATCGAACTTTCTCTCAGAAGGGACCCAAGGGGTCCCCTGCCTGTCTCTGTCGCGGCCTGTCAGCATGCTGATCTGGCCCTTGCACATGTTCTATCAAAGTCGCGAATCGCGGTCCAACAAATAAATGTCCCGCTGTTTTCTTTTCTTGTTGCCATTGAAAGCATTACCTTTTCTTGTCCCACGCGCTGCTCAGACGTCCAGAAGACGCGCGATCTGTCGTGTGGCCTCGGCCAGCACGTCGGGTTGTGCGGCCTCGAACGCCTCGCGTGTTGCGTCCTGAAGCATCTCCTTCGGGATGGCCGGGCCGAACATCTTGCGGATCGGCAGGCGCGCGCTGCCCTCACGCACGAAGGCGTTGTTGGCCAGTGTGCCCACGAGGAAAGCGCCCTCGAAGCGCTGCCAGCGTCCCCAGGGCTTGGCCCGCACACCGTAGGCAAACTGTCGTGGGCTGAAATGTGACAGTCCCAGATAGTCGCCACGGGCTTCGATGGTGTAGGTCAGGTTCGAGAAGCTCGAGCGGATGGCCCGCGTCTCTCGGTTGATCAGCGCAGCCCTCGCGCCGGTTTGTTGTCGCAGGGCCCGGCGCACCTGGGTGCGGACCTTGTTGCCCTCGCTGTTGAGCGCGCGATTGAAGGCACGGGTTGCCGCCTGCTCACCGACGCGCTGGACCGCTGCCTCAAAATGCACGCGGGTCTGGTCGAGGTCGCGGATGATGACATTCATGGTGAGTGCTCCGCTGAACGCAAGCGCACGGCCTGTCGCGGATAAAAGAAAGGGGAGAGCCATCTTCCGACGCACTCTCCCCATTATGCCTTTCAAGTAGCATGGATATGTTGCATGTGTCGAGCAAAAAAGTGTTGCAACACATTGGACTCGTTAAGCATTCAACTTGGAAGCAATCTTAGTCAGCGCCAACTGCCACCTCCGCCACGCAGTGGTACGATCCACCCCTAACTCGCCACTGATTTGTTTCCACGGCACGCGCGCCGCACGCGACCAGATCAGCTTGCGTTCGGGTTCATCAATCCAGAGCACCCAGTCGAAGGTCTGCTCCAGACGCGTGATGGCTGACGCCGAAGGCCAGACCCGCATGGGCTGCGGCTCCATGGCAGCGATCTCCTTCTTCGATCGAACGAAGTCGGGCCATGCGTTGAAGTATCCCTTTGCCTTGACCGGTGGCAGCTTGCGGAGCGTACGGAAGGCTTCCTCGAAATGGTCTGCTACATCGTCCGCGGTCCAGATGTGATCACCCATTGCGCACCTCCCTGCCCCGCGGGCGTTTGCCGTAGAGTTTCGTGCCCAACTGCTCCACGAGTTCGCGCTCGGGCCATGTCAGCCGGTGATCTTCGATCATGACGGCAAACAGACCCTCTTCACGCCAACCATCGCGCTTAACCTCTTCAGGATCACGGCGGTGACCGCCGTATCCCTTTGGCGTGAACCGCATGCCGGTCATTGCACACCTCCCCGGGTCTCGATGGCCCAGAGCAGGATCGCGATCGCATCGGCCTCGTTGTCATCGACCGGGCTGAAGCCGCGCGCACGTGCAGCATCGATCATCGCCTGCTTGTTGGCGTTGCCTTGGCCGGTTAGGAATTTCTTGATGGTGCCAACCGGCACGCCCTGGTATGGCACACCGCGCAACTCGCCCCAGCTGGTCAGAACAGCCAGCAGACCCCCAAAGACATGGGCTGCGTCGGTGCCTGCGTGGCGGCGCACTTCTTCGAAATAGATCGCCTCAATCGGACCGCTGAGCCGGTCGATCTCGGTTAGCCAGTTGGTGAACCGCAGATAGCGCATGCCGCCGCCGTCATATCGGCTTGGCTTGAAGCTGACGGTGCCGCTGGTGATCAGGCCGTCAAAGCCACGGATGGCCCAGCCGGTTGTGGTGCCAAGATCGAGCGCAAGAATGGTGCGCGGGTGTTGTGTAGGTTGGGTCATTCAGACCTCCTCTTCGCTTTGGCGAGCGTGGCGAGAGGGCTGGCCGGTGAAGGCTGCGGTCTCGCCAAGCCCCGAAGGGTGGTCTGGTCACGTCAGGTGCAAGACGGCTGGGCCGTCCGGCAAATCCTTCAATTGCTTCAATGGGGCCTCTTGAAAGATTTCGGCCTCTAAGCTGTTGTCTTGTATATGTATTATATAATCTTTCAATTATTCAATACTTCAATAGGTACCTACTATCTTACTATCTAAACGCGCGCGCACGCGTACATGGATTAGGTGTCCTCTTGAAAGATTGAAAGATTTGAAGGATTTCGTTTTTCCGTTTTATCACATACGCTTGACCCTCTCTCATCCTTCAAAACCCGCTTCAGGGCGTTTGAAAGATCTCGGATCACAATCCCACCTCGCCATCCGGTAGACCATGGCCTGCTTGGTAGACGAACCACGCATGCCCGTTGTGATATCCCCGCTTTCGATCAACGTTTCCAGAATCTCATTTCGGTCGCGCGATTTCAACCACTGTGACGCCCGTGTGACCTCGGATTTGGTAATCCCCTTGAACCCAGCTGCGCGGATAATCTCCTTGAGCCGCTTCAAATGGGCCTCGGTTTCTGTGTCGGCCACATGACGCTCCACCGCCGCCATGGTCCGCTGCGCGTAGTAGCGCACGAATTCGATGGCCCAATCTGTGGCGGTCAGGTCAATTTCAGGCCTTGCAGGATCCCGCCCCACCGCCACGATCAATGCCAGCTTGAGCGCATTTTCACCAATGCGTGCCAGGATTGCCGTGCAGGCCGTGCCAGCGGCGGCCCGCAACTCCCCCGTCAATTCAACACTGAGCGCCTTGAACCGCGCCCGGGCCTCATCCGTCATGGGCACGATCATCGGTGTCACGGTGGTGTTTTGATCCGCCGTCTTGCCCATCAGATTGCCTTTGTGATGCCCGCCGCCTACTGCCACGCGCTTCAGCCCCCGGATCAGCGCGGGTGCGGCCTGCCGGATGCCGACCGCGATGTTCTCGTCGGGGTAATCCTCATCGCTGGGCAGGATCAGGAAACGCGCGAGCGAGCCATCGACGACGTTTGCGCCCTGCAATGCGCCCCAGAAATGCAGTGGCGTCGTTGTGCCATAGACACAGAGACAAGGCTGGACGATGTCGCGACGTTCGTTTGTCCCATCACGGTTGGCATATTCTGCACCGAGAAAAATGCCGCCAGCCGCCGTGAAGAGCTCGGTCATGTTGTCGAGGATTTCGGTGATATGGCGTGGACTGCGTTTGCGGTCAGCGGCGGCCGCAAGGAACATGCCGAATTCGTCGATTTGAAACAGGATTGCCGGCTGGCGGTGCAGCGCGGTCAAGAGCCCGGCGCCGGATGCAATCTTGTTGCCGCCAAGGTGATGGGCCAGCCCCGCCTCGAAGAATGTCTCGTTGATGATCTCACGGGCGTGGTTTTTGCCTGATCCGCTGTCAGCGATACCGACGACGTACAGGTTCGAGCGCAGATTGCTTTCGGTCCTGTATTGCCGCCCCATCAACGCGCCGATGGCACACAGGCTTGCCCCGAGCGACAGCAACGGCTGCGGACGTCGGGCGGTGGTCAGCATGTACTCCGTCAGATCCCCCACCAAACCATCCGGCATCACCAGCGTGAATGGCGGGCTTGTCGGCGTGTCACCGCCCTCATCAGGCTGAACGCCCAATCGCGATAACAGCCCCGCTGCCGGATGGTCCCCGCCCTCCGGCAGGCTGCCGTCCAAGCGCAGATCACCCCCGGGCTGCCAGCCGCGCTCCATGGCGAGGTGATAGATCGTACCTGCGCCGATCCGGTCCGGCTTGAAGCTGGCCCAAGCCTTCATGGTCGTGGCGGGCACATCTTTGGCCGCCTGCGCCGACCAATCGGCAAAGACATCGGCCCCGGCTTCGCCAAGCGCGCCCTTCAGCGCCATACCGACCCGCATCCAGCTGTCGTAATCCAGCTCGGCATTGGGCAGCCATGCGAGAGCCGATGCAATGGCTGGCAATGTGCCGATCTGACTGTGGCTGCGCAGATGCCCGACGCTGGTCGTGGCGGTCGAAAGCCTGCGCTGCTGTAGCGCCTCGGGCAGCAGCGCATAGGCCTCCTCCAGAAACGCCGCTGCGGCCTCCGCGGTGATTTCCGGCAGATCGGTGATGTCGAGATCAGCCAATCCTTCATCCGGCCAAGCGTATGGCGCGCCAGTATCCGGGTGGGTGGCATAGGCCACGAACTGCTGGCCGAGGCAAAGCACCTCCAGCGGATGGTGCTTGATGCCCCGGAACGGCGCGGCAGTGCGGTAGATCAGCATGCGCTTTGGGGCCTTTCCGATCCGCAGGGCGCGCGTGTCACCCAGCCGGTCGCGCGCCAGCCGCTCGATCTCGATTGCCAGTTCAGCATCCTCAACGATGTCGATATCGACAGCAGCAACCGCACCGCCAACGATGCCGATGCCGCAATCGGGCCAGGCCGACCAAGTGGCGATCTCGACCTCGGTTGTCGGGCGCTCTGCATGCCGGTTCCATTCCGGATAATCCGCCCACGCCCCGCGTTTGAACTGGCCGGGCTTTTTGGTGCCCGGGCCGATTGGCAAAATGGCAAAGCCATTGGTGACAAGACGCGCGCCAAACCGCGCCATGTTGGATGTAGCCGTCATCAGAAAGGCACCTCGGGGGTCATGGCGTCGAGCCGCGTGCGGTCTTTGCCCGCAAGCTCGCGCAGGTGGTCGCAATAGCCGGTGACGACCGCATCGAGGAAGCGGTCCCATTCGGTCTCGGTCAGCGTGGCGAGATCGGTCTTGCCGATACTTTCAAGGTATTCGCCGCCCTGTTGGCCGCCGACAGTCATCGCCTCGCTCTCGTTCGGGGTGGGATCGATCATGCCCTTGCTCCCGTGACAGATGTCCTGGCAGGCGCGGCTGCAGAGGTGCTTGCGGCTTGCGTCCCGCCGACGGTCCGAGACGGCAAAGCCCGCGTTGAACCAGCCAAAGCCGCGAGGTTGCCGGTGGCAGACGGCGCAGAGGCCGGGGTGGGTTTGGCGCATGGATCGAACCTGTAACCGGTGATTTCAAAATAGCGGCCCGAGGGACGGACGGAGATGTCGCTAGGACGTGTAAGGCGGCCTGCCTGCGCAATGGCCTCCTCGACGCTGAGTGGGATGGGGACATCGGGCGCACGCTTGCGCCACCAATCTGCCGCCTTCTGGCGCGCATAGCCCTGATGCTCGATACAGACCCATTCGCTGTAAGATTTGAGCCCGCAGCTATAGGTGACCTTGAGCGAGGGCCGCCCGCCCAGCTTGTCGTGACGGCCGTAGGAGACGCCATGAACTGGCAGCCATTGTGGCGCTTTTGGCGAAAGAACTGGCAGGGCAGCCGCCGTCGGCGCAATCTTCACCTCACGGGCTGGGAATTCGTACCCGCAGTCCGGACATTCGGTGGACGAAAGCGCGATGATGCTTTCGCACATTGGGCAAACCTTGGTGGGTGCATCACCACCACCCGCTTCACCGGGACGTTTGGGCCGGACCAGATCAATCGGCCCGTGGCGACGAACATTGCCCGCAAAATCCAAAATGAGGCAGTTGTCCTTGCCCGGCGCGAGGCGCGTGCCCCTGCCGACCATTTGCACATAAAGTCCGGCGGATTTGGTGGGGCGCAGGAGCGCAATCAGATCGACACCCGGCGCGTTGAACCCGGTGGTCAGCACGCCCATCGACGCCAGCGCGCGAATTTCACCCCGCTTGAACGCGGCGATAATGGCATCGCGCTCGTCCTTCGGCGTATCGCCGAAGATCGTGCGGCAAGTGATCCCCCGGCGCCGGAATTCCTCGGCGACGTGGCGCGCGTGATCAACGCCCGAGCAGAAGGCCAGCCAAGATTTGCGATCCTTGCCGTAGTTCATGATCTCGGCGACCGCCGAGCGGGTGATGGCGTCCTGGTCAACCGCTACCGCCAAGTCGCGGGCAATGAAGTCACCAGCGCGGGTGCCGACTTTTGAGACATCAAGCTGGGTGGCGGGCTGTTTTGAGACCAGCGGGCTGAGATAGCCCTGATCGATCAGCTCGCGCACCGGGGCCTCAAAGGCGATGTCGGTGAACAGCGCCGATTTGCCCTCATGCAACATGCCGCTATCCGTCCGGAACGGCGTGGCGGTCAGACCAATCACCTTCAGCGCCGGGTTGATCGCGCTGAGCGCATCAAGGAAGCGCCGGTACATGGTGCTCGATTTGCCCGGAATCAGATGCGCCTCGTCGACCAGCACCAGATCAGTGTGGCCGATTTCGCGGACCCGGCGATGGATCGACTGGATGCCTGCGAACAAGACGCGCGCCTGCGCCTCGCGCTTGCCCAGACCCGCCGAATAAATACCCGCGGGTGCCGCTGGCCAGAGCCCGATCATCTCGGCATGGTTCTGGGCGATCAACTCGCGGACATGGGTCACGATCAGGATGCGCTGATCGGGCCAGGCTTTCAGCACGCCCTCGATGAAGGCGGCCATCACCAGGCTCTTGCCCCCGGCGGTTGGAATGATCACCAGAGGATTGCCTTTGTTGTTCTGGAAATAGCCGTAGATCGCGGTGATCGCGGCCTGTTGATAGGGACGCAGGGTCAGCATGGCGCAGCCTCCGTGGAACGGGCATCGTTTGACCAGGTGGAGCCATCGGCCATGCGGTAGGTGACGATGTCGTCGCCCGCATTGATGACCTCGCCCGGGACGAGATCGGGGATGAAGAGATGTTTTGGGCAGCCGGCGCGCTGTTCTGCAGGCGCGAGCAGTCGATCATGGCGGGCGCAGTGCCATCCGCCTTCGATCGGCGTCGCGTGCAGGCAGGATCGGCAGGTCACGGCGGTCGCACCACCCTCGTGGCAGGCGGCATGGTGATCGCAGAACCGGCATTCGAACCAGGCCGGATCCTCGCTGATCCGCGTTGGCGGATGCTGGGCAAAGATGACCCGCCCGGCCTTTTCGAGCAGGCGTGCGGCCATCGCGCTGTCAGCCTCGATACGCTCAATATGCAGCGTGTCCGTGTTCTTGCAGACCGCCATGTAAAGCGCGCGGGTGATGCCGGTCAGGTGCATGTAGATCTGCATCTGCGCGGTATGCTGGGGCTTCGATGCCACCACGCCTTTCGCGCTCAGGTCGGCAAAGCTCTTTGCGCCATGCGTCTTGAACTCCAGCACATGCCAGGTTTTGGGGGCCTCGAGCAGGCCGATCCCCACGCCGTCGAGTGAGCCGCCAAAATGACCACCATGGGCCTCCACGCGGATTTGCCGTCCTGTTTCCGGATCAACCTCAAGCACAGTGGCACCGGTGGCGCGCAGGTTGCGGACCATACGGTCCTCCTCCTGTTGCCCGGTCTCAAACAAGCGCAGCAGACGGCCGGAAAAGCGGGACGGTGTGACCCAGCGGAAATCATACCAGAGCGCACGGGCACAGGATTTACCGATGATCGACGCGCCAAGATGATCGCGGAAGCCATCGCCCTGGCGGGCCTCATAATCTGTGTAGATCGCCGTCAGCGTCGGCGTGGGTGGAGCGGGAAGATCAGCCATTACAACCCCTCCCGTTCGCTGCGGGCTTGGGCCTCGGAAAGAATGCCGTTCCAAGTCTCGGGGTCATGGCGCTCACGCAGCACGCCGATCAAAGCGTCCTTCAGCTTTTCACGGCGACGGCGGCCGGTGCCTCTTGCGAGCAGTTCGGACCGTTCGCGGCACAGATGCCGCAGCGCGGTGCGGGCCCGGTGGAACCAGTCAGGATCGATGGGCTTTTGACCACGCTGGCGTGCCAGATCGGCGGTTGCGATCTGAGTGCGGATTTTGGC